TTTTATTGTCTACATTAATTAATAAAGGATTCATAACTGAAGATAAAATACAATTACCTGTGATAAGTAATAACACTACAGGGACAACAGGGTTAGTTATATACGATAGAGATTTTGTGTATAATTTTACACCTGGAGAAATAGTTTCTTGGGAACATGTGAAAAAGAACGCAACTGTATTCCAAATTCATAATCAGTTTGAATTAGCATAGAAACTATTTGACATTTATATAGTTTTATATTACAATGACATAGAAATAAATATATCGTATAAAACATACTGAGGACACACATGCAGGTAAAAAAGCGAGACGGCACACTAGAAGATTTAAACATAGACAAACTACACAAAGTTGTTATGTATGCTTGTGAAGACATCTCAGGTGTGAGTGCATCAGAAGTAGAAATACATTCTCAAATACAATTTTTCGACTCAATAGCAACAGAAGATATTCAAGAAACACTTATTAAAAGTGCGGCAGATTTAATATCAGAAGAAACACCAAACTATCAATATGTAGCAGGTAGATTAATCAACTATCATTTGCGTAAGCAAGTGTATGGCACATTTGAGCCACCTTGTTTGTGCGATATTATTCAAAAAAATATTGATAAAGGTTTTTATGATGCAGAATTTACAGAGTTATATACAAAAGATCAAATCAATGAACTAAATGATCATATCAAACATGACCGAGATGAAGTATTAACTTATGCGGCTATGGAACAATTTCGTGGTAAGTATCTAGTACAGAATAGAGCAACAGGGGAAATATTTGAAACTCCACAAGTTGCATATATGATGATTGCGGCAACATTGTTTGCCAAATACCCAGAAGAAACAAGATTACAATATGTAAAAGCATATTATGATGCTATCAGCACATTTAAAATTTCCCTGCCTACACCAGTTATGGCAGGTGTTAGAACACCACAAAGACAATTTAGCAGTTGCGTATTGATTGAAACTGATGACAGTTTAGACAGCATTAATGCCACTAGTGCCAGTATTGTAAAATATGTAAGTCAGAAAGCAGGTATCGGTATTGGTGCAGGTAATATCAGAGCAGTAGGGTCAGCCATTAGAAACGGTGATGCAACACATACAGGAGTTATTCCTTTTTATAAAATGTTCCAGTCAGCAGTTAAGAGTTGTAGCCAAGGTGGTGTAAGAGGCGGAGCGGCCACACTATACTATCCTATTTGGCATTTGGAAGTTGAAGACTTACTAGTATTAAAAAATAATAAGGGAACAGAGGACAACAGAGTACGTCATATGGACTATGGCGTACAGTTTAACAAACTGATGTACGAAAGACTTATAAGTGGCGGAAATATAACTTTGTTTAGTCCTCATGAAGTTCCTGAACTATACGAAGCATTCTTTGACGATCAAGACAAATTTAAAGAATTATATGAAGCGGCGGAACGTAAAACAAGTATAAAGAAGAAGTCTATTCCTGCTATTGAATTATTCAGTTCCTTTGTAACAGAAAGAAAGGATACAGGTAGAATTTATTTAATGAATGTTGACCATGCTAACACACATGGAGCATTTTTGGAAGAGGTAGCACCAATAAAACAAAGTAATCTATGTTGTGAAATTGATCTACCTACAAAGCCATTAAATGATGCAAAAGACGAAGAAGGTGAAATTAGTTTATGCACTCTAAGTGCAATCAATTGGGGAGTAATTAAAGACTTACAAGAAATGGATAAAATTTGTAGTTTAGCAGTCAGAGGGTTGGACGAATTATTAGATTATCAGGAGTACCCTATTATAGCGGCAGAGCTCAGCACAATGAAAAGGCGCCCATTGGGTATTGGTATTATTAATTTTGCATATTGGTTAGTTAAAAATGATACTAATTATCAAAATCCTAATTTGGAACTTGTAGATGAATGGGCTGAAGCATGGAGTTATTATTTGATCAAAGCCAGTGCAGATTTGGCTATTGAAAAAGGTACTATACCAGGAAATGCAGAAACAAAATATGGCAAAGGCATAACGCCTAATCAAACATACAAGAAAGACGTTGATGAACTTGTTAAACACAAAGAACGTATGGATTGGAAAGGATTACGAAAACAGTTAAAAGAAACTGGTATTAGAAACAGTACATTAATGGCACTTATGCCTGCAGAAACTTCTGCACAGATAAGTAACAGCACAAATGGTATAGAGCCCCCACGTAGTTATGTAAGTATTAAACAAAGTAAACATGGTGTACTAAAACAAGTTGTACCAGGATACCCTTATTATAAGAATAAATATGATTTGTTATGGGATCAAAAATCACCGCAAGGTTATTTAAAGATAATGGCCGTCCTACAAAAGTATATAGATCAGGGTATTTCGGTAAATACATCTTATAATCCAGAACATTACGAAGATGAAAAAGTTCCAATGAGTGTGCTTATACAGGATATCTTAATGTTTTATAAGTATGGCGGTAAACAGTTATATTATAATAACACATACGATGGTCAAGGTGAGATAGATATTAACAAAGATGACAAATTAGAAGATTTGCCACAAGGCGAATTAGATGACGAAGATTGCGAGAGTTGTAAAATATAATGACAGTTTTAAATACAAAAAATAGAGTAGATCATACCAAAGTAAAAATGTTCTTAGACCCAACAGGAGGTCCTGTAGTACAAAGATATGATACACTAAAATATAAACAGTTTGATAAACTAACTGATAAACAGTTAGGATTCTTTTGGCGACCAGAAGAAGTAGATATTCTTAAAGATGCAACAGATTTTAAAAATCTATCAGAACACGAACAACATATTTTTACCTCCAACTTAAAGAGACAAATATTATTGGATAGTGTACAGGGTCGCTCTCCTAATATTGCTTTTCTGCCTGTGGTAAGTCTTCCTGAATTAGAAACATGGATAGAAACTTGGGCATTTTCAGAAACCATACATAGCAGAAGTTATACACACATTATTAGAAATGTGTATGCAAACCCTAGTAAAGTGTTTGATGAAATGTTAGATATCAAGGAAATATGCGATTGTGCAGATAGTATTACAGAAAATTATGATAGACTTATAGAATATAATCTACTCAGAGATACAGGCAGTAAGAAATACGACATATATGAGCATAAGAAACGTATATATAAATGTTTAATGAGCGTAAACATATTGGAAGGCGTACGTTTTTATGTATCATTTGCATGTAGTTGGGCATTTGCTGAACTCAAAAGAATGGAAGGCAATGCTAAAATTATAAAATTAATTGCCAGAGACGAAAATGTACACCTGGCAAGTACACAGCAGATGTTGAAGTTTTTGCCCCAGGAGGACAAGGACTTTGCAAAGATACAGAAAGAATGTGCAGAAGAGTGTAAGCAGATGTTTATAGATGCTGTAGAACAGGAAAAGGCATGGGCAGATTACTTGTTTAAAGATGGCAGTATAATAGGACTTAACGCAGAACTACTAAAACAATATGTTGAGTTTATAGCGGCCAAAAGAATGCACGCCGTAGGCTTAGAAAAGGTATATAATAGTGGGACTAATCCTTTACCATGGACACAGGCATGGATAACAGGAGGTAGTGTACAGGTGGCACCTCAAGAAACAGAAATAAGTAGTTATGTTATAGGTGGCACAAAACAAGATGTCAATGAAGACACATTTAAAGGATTTAGTTTATAATGTATAATACGGAAGCATTAATCGGAAAAATTGTAACAATTAAATTAGTGACTGGAGTTGAGTTAATGGCTAAACTTATGTCATTTGTAAAAGCGGATAATATTATATTTTTAGAAGAACCTAGAACAGTTATCATTATGGATAATCAAATTGCTGTTGTTCCATATCAATACACGGGCCCAAGTATAGAGGTTGCGATGAGTACAGATAATATACTTTCTATAGTGGAATCTCTTGAAAGTTCTGCTAACGACTATTTAAAATTAATAGAGAATCCAGAATCTAAGTAATCAAAAGGCATAAATAGTAGTATGCCAGGAATAGCAAGAGTAGGTTTAGATAATGCAGGGGGCGGTGTAATCGTCGGTCCTGGTGCACCTACCGTACTTGCTGACGGTTCTATAGTTAGTTGTGCTTCAGCGGCTATACCAGGAGATCAGGTTTTTACTCACGGCGAAGCACCTCACACCGTAGCAAGTATCGTTACTGGATCAACTTCAGTATTTGCTGAAGGCCGCCCTGTTGCTATGCATCAATTTAGTACTGTGACATGTGGTCATAATGTAGAAGGTACTGTACCAGCAACGGTTCAAGTAGGCATATAATGCCAAATCTCATTTCAGTTCGTGGTCCTCATGCTCGTGGAGTAATGGACTTTATCAGAATACAATGGAACATGGGTAATTCATGTAATTATGAATGTGAATATTGTCCTCCTATATTACATGACGGTTCTAAGCCTTGGTTAGAAAAAGATACATACATAAAAACAATAGAGCGTCTATGTGAATACTATAATAGAATAGGGAAAAGAACAGATTTTGAATTAATAGGTGGTGAAGTCACTGTGATACCAGGGTTTGAGGATATAATTAAAAAGATCAGCCAGTATAACTCAACCAGTGTTGTTTATACAAATGCCAGTAGAACGGTTAATTGGTGGAGTAAAGCAAAACATTATATGGATAGTGTTGTACTAACATTCCATCCTCAGACACAGGATAAACAACATTTTTTAGACGTAATAAATGAGATCAAAGAAGATGTTAAAATAGATATAAACATTGCAGGTGTAGGCGAAAAGGTAGAAGAATTAGGAGATTTTGCTGAAGAATGCAGGGATTTATTTAAAGATTGTGAACATAATTACTATTATAACGTCAGTATATGCGTAAAGACTATGTATAAGAAGCTCTTAGGGCGTCACAGTAAGCAGGAAACATACTGGAACTACACAGACAAGGAGTTAGAAATACTACAAAAACCCGGCATTGCACCTATGCCAATAGAGCCTGCAGAACCTGAAGAACAAGATGATGGTAATATCTCAGAGTCTCAAGAATTCATAAATACAGATATAATGACAGAGTTTTTATATGACGATGGAACAAAAAAATTTGTACAACACCATCAAATAATAAATGAAGGTCTTAATAAATTTAAAGGACTAAAATGTCATTTAGGATATGAAAGTTTAAATATAGACGCCAGTGGTGAAATATATAGTAGTTGGTGTGGAGCAGTAAATTTTGGTAATATTACAAGTACTGATTGGTATATACCAGATTCTATGACCATATGTCCTTTTGATTTTTGTAATAATATATCGGATATTTCTATTACTAAAACTGTTTAGAAATATGATATTTAGATAAATCTTCGTTTGCTAAAAACGATAACAAGTGCAATGTTTTACCTTCTTCTGTAAAGTCAAGATCAAGTTTCATACTCGATCTTCGATCTTTATCTTTATATACAATTTTTAATTTCTCATTTGCTTTGTTTTTGCTGTTAATGTGTATTAATTTTTTCATATCACTGGAAATTAAAGAATTTTCTATTTTTGATTGGCCATTTCTTTTTAAATTTTCACTCCAATCATCACAGAGAGAGTTACTAAAAGTTTCATAAATATCTCTGTTTTCAAATATATAACCTAAGTAATTTATATATGTATCTCCATCAGTTTTTAAAAATTTCTCAGCATTAACTTTTTCAAGAGTTGTATTAAAAATATTATTTTGTCCACGATCGTATATAAAAGTTCTTAACAATAAGTATCCGGGTGCTGTTTGTGATAGTCCTTTTGATTTATATTCTAAGTTCTCTAATGTGTTGATTGCTGATAATACTTCTGTATCTTTAATAAATTTTCCTATAAAATCAAATTCTATATTACATTTATGTATATCATAAAGCCATCTACCTTTTTCGTTCATTATATTAGTAAAAGTATTTCCCAGTAAGTTTCCATGTGATACTTTTATATTGCATCGTTTTTCTAAAACATCTTGTAAGATTTCTTTTAAATCGTTAACATTATGGTCATACAATGAATATTCTATAAATAAATTTTCTGCTTTTATGTTTTCAAAAATGTATTGTATATTATCTTTAGAAGAATTAAGGTACACTAGACTATTATTTTTATTGTTACCGCATAAAAATATATAAAATTTAACGTTTAATTCGGTTAGGCGATCTATATCATTTTTACTTTTAAAATTACCATAAGTAAATAACATTAAATTAATACCCTCTTCATAACAATATTCTGCAAAAGATATAATTTTTGTATAAAATAAAGGGTCTCCAAAATAAGAATGACATATAATGTCTTTTGGGTTTTCTTTAGAAATAAAATTTTTGACTTCTTCTAAGTCAAGTTCTCCTGTAGGGAAATTTCTTTTTCCAAATTTATGATATAACCAATGGCCCTGAGGAGATGTCGAATTAAAAACATCAGATTCTGATGTTAAGTCTATAAAAAGCATTTATAGATTTATTTTGGTCCGTCAAACAATGGCATAAATGTTGGAGTAATAATTGGAGCCAACTGCCAATCTAATGTTTGTGCCTGATCATATTCGTCATTATCAGTGTCGTAATAGAAAGCATTAGTACCTTCAACTAGTTCGTCTTCACTGGTGTTGTACACACTGACAGCAAACTCTTCAACTAATGTTATACCGTTTACTTTACCTCTTACACCAAACAAATAATGTGATGGTGCTTGATCGGCTGTTAATGTAGAAGTATCTGCAGTAAGTATTCCTGTATTTGTATCAAATGACATCCATGGACTTAAAGGACTAAATGTTAATACGGATACATTAGATGCCCCACTATTAAGACCTAAATCCACAGTAACTGATTGTCCTCTTTGTACCTTTGCCACTGATCCAGATGGGTAATTAAACAAGTCTTGAGTAGCATTAACACCACCTGCATCAACCTGTAGAATTGTTTTATTTGTATTAGATGTACTAAATCCACCGTCAGTTGCCGCATTTGCTAAATTTAATTTTTGTATTCCTTTTAATGAACCTTCAGCAACTAGAATTTCTTTAATTCTATTTGAATCTTCTGTTGGGTGCTTTTCAATATATCCTAACACACCACCTGCAACTATACCTGCACTTACACTAGTACCTGTACCGTCCGTGTATGTTGTGCCTGTTTCACCCATTTCCGCTCCACTTACATTTACACCAATAGTAAAGATGTCAATTGCCGCACCATAGTTGTTGATTGATGTTACAGGATCTGAGCCGTCCCATGGGGTATTTGTAAATGATGTAATATTATAAGAAGTATCATGCGAACCCACAGTAATTATCTCATTAACTCCTGCTGGTGAATAATTATTTACATCACTTCCTTGGTTACCTGCAGATGCAACTACAACAATATTTGAATTATTGATTTCTGCAATTTTGGAATCTATTATATCATTTTGTGTTGTTACCCATGGAGCACAAAGTACTTTAACATCATTTGGATTATTAGCATTATGATGAACCAAACAGGCATCTAGAGCATTCATTACGTTACCTAAACTAATTGTTCCTGCTAACTGATCAAATAATTTGACATTTTGAACTGTGGCGTCTTTTGCAAGACCAACATTTTGTCCATTGATTAAACTTCCCACGAATGTTCCATGTCCTGTATAATCATCATAGTCGCCATCTACTGTTGTAAATAGGTTATTAATAGTAGAACCACTGAATTCTGAATGGGTTGATTGTACTCCGGAATCTATAAGATAGCATGTTTTTCCTGAACCTGTATATTTTGGTTCAAATGCACTATACCCTGGGTCAACATCTTGGTTAACCATTGCATTTGCTTCTTCTAAATCAACGTGCCTGTTGTCTACATATAAAAAGTGATTTGTATTCATTGCTTGTAAACTTACGCCTGAATCACTATCACTTAGACTAGAATATTTTAATCCCACTATTGCTGAAACTTGTTCTGCTGTTGCTTCTACTTCATATGTTAGATTTAATGCAAATGTTTTTTCTATTCCTGCACCCGCTGTACTAAGAGCATTTTCTGCCTCGGTAGCATTACTATGAGTGTCTGAATCCATTACTACTATATATTTTGCCATTTTGACTCCGTTTCGATAACTAAATGTTATAATTACTTATTATATTTATCATATTTATTCAAATAACAAATTGTAATGACAGAAATAAGAATAGGAAATCCAAACTTTTTAAGTTTACATTACGAATACCCT